ATCGTCGGCGTAGGTGTTGGTGAGTCAGTAGTCATGGCTGGAATCCTGGGCGTAGCCAGTGTAATAGAAAGACTAGCTAGAGGATTCATAAACGACGGCAAGCTGACATTGGAAGAAATTGATAACGCCTTCTCTCCAAGAGATAGTAGCGGTATGTAAGTCTTGAGGATTCTTCCTGGATAGTGTATACTTATTGTCTAGGAAGATTTTCCTACGCTTTAGAGAAGAGACTTAATGATAGAAGATAAAGATGTAATCCTTAGCCCCTGGAGCTTTGACAAGAACGTCAAGCCACAGAAGTTTTTCGAAAGATTCTTAGATAACGATCTATCTTACACAGCCGAAAGACTCAAGATTGAGTACGAAAGAATAGCTAATGCTGAGATGATTGGCGTTACCCCTCAAGACCCAGATAACGATATTTTTGTATATACAAAATCGGTATCCACTCAGAAGTCTAGAGAGTACAATGCTTTTCAGATGTACTACCCCTTCATGCATGACCTGCTGTCTGCAGTTACAGACATGACAAGAGAAGCGTGTAAGTACTATGAGATTGATTACAACTCAGAGCAGTGGATGGCACAAGCCTGGTTTAATATTAACAGTAGAGAGAAGGGTGGAAAGTTGGACTGGCACGACCACCTTGACCCAAACATAACAGTACCAGCTTTTCATGGGTACTACTCTGTAAATGCTGAGCCTTCAGAAACACACTACAATATTAACGGTACAAACGTAATCAACGTAAACCAGAACAACAGGGCCATCCTTTCAATGGTTGGCTTCGAACACGCACAAGCACCCTGGGAATGGGATGGAGAGAGAATAACCATAGCTTACGATGTGGTTCCATTGAAGATCATGGAGCAGGAAGCCTACCTATCCTCCAAGTATATAAAGCCAGAAGAGAGGTTCTGGGAGCAGCACTACTTCCCTCTTCCTAAGATTTACGATCAGGCAAGTTGACAGATCTGATCTCTTAAGGTATACTCTAGATATGGATAAAGATATTAGTCTAGGAGACTGGCTAGAGATTGGACAAGAAAAGGGTTGGATATCACAGCCCTTCTGTTTCACTCATGACGGAGACTCCTACATGACAGATGAAGAAATGAATGAATGGGAAGAAGGGGGTGACCCATGTTGTCAAGTCGTAAAGTTCTTGCAGTACTAGGCTCTACCATTGTTTTAGCTGCAACGTTAGTAGCATGCACACCAGCTGATGCTGCTGCCACTTGCACCTTGGTAAACAAGTATTACCCTAATGGGGTATCGGCAAGCAAGTATTCCAAGAATGTTGGAACAGATATCATGCCACCCAAAGTCAGGTCAAGTGTCTACAAGAAATATAAGTATTTAGACTTAGATAGAGATACCATTGTATGCGAAAAAGAAATTACAGACAAACAGCTGTTGGCTTTTAATAGTCTGTATGCTTCAGGGCCCACCACGGGAGGAAGCTTAGAGGGTATCAACTTCTTAGTATCCAACAATGTAAGCAAAGAAGTTCTTAAGCATGAGAAGAGTCTACTAAAGATTGCTACGTCTGTTTGGGCTTCCTATCAGGTGAAGGATGTGAGCGTTGCATACTTTACTCGTAAAGACGCAGTATGGTTACAGGATATCCTTTCCCAGTATGGGGGAAGAATGTCTCCAGGGAAGACTGTTCAACAGTGGCTAGACACTTACCCAAATCAGTGCACGGTAGCTTTTGCAACCAAGGGTCTAGATGAAAAGCCAATATTCTACCTATGCGTTGATGATAAGGTAAGAGACAAGTCCTATGATCAAACAGGAATTCATGAGTACTTTCACCTAGTCCAGGACAGTATTGGCATTAGCGGTGCAAACGCACCCTCTTGGTTGATAGAAGGTTCCGCTGCCTACTTTGGAGCAACCCTTGCCACAAAAGACTACAAGTTCGCTAAAAAGTTTGCAGGGTACACAGGCAAGGTGTATGTTCAAGATGCTATTTCCGTGATGAGAAAGCTAGAAGATCCAGATAGAAGATTCGATGGATACAATCTAAATCATTACGGTATGGGTTCGTTAGCTACACAACTACTCATAGCTGATTACGGATACGAAAAGTTTATGGAATTCTTAAAAGCAATACCCAACGAGGGTTGGAAAGAATCGATGATCTCAAATTTTGGAATTGATTCAGAATCGTTCTACAAAAACTATGCAGATTACCTGAAAGTACTGTATAATTAAGTAGTCATCATGCCTTTATCACTCAAGGATATTCGCTGCATGAGGACTTGAGAGAATTGTCAGACAGTGCGAAAGTGTTGTCTTAATGGCCTAATAGCTATTACAGGTGTTGTCCCTACCTGGGCGCTCGTATCAAGGGGCACAAGCCCCCTTAACTCAGTTGGCCAGAGTGCCACTCTTGTAAAGTGGAAGTCGTCGGTTCGAATCCGACAGAGGGCTCAAAGATAGAAAGGTTTTTCGTGGAAGAAAAGAAAATTCTTCAAGAGACAGTAGACTATGACAAAGATGCCTGGGTGACAAGTCCAGATCCAGACTTTAAGACTCTGTATGCCGATGTCCGAGCCCCAGAAAACTGGGTATCTTTTGAAACAGTTGCCACAGGCAGGTATGCTAAAGAAGTAATCAAGCCACTTAGTAACTACAACTCCGTCCTAGTCCCACCACCAGAGCTAAAGAGTCTTGTAGGAAACATCGTAACCCTTAGGTACAGAACATTTGCAGACATCTACGTAATCGATAAGGGTGAGTCAGGTAACTTCTACAATGTAGATAGACCGTGGGTAAGACAATACTATATGACAGCAAAGGATTACCCCGTACCTGAGGATGCATGGAGCAAGACCTACAAGTTCTACACCCCTTGGTTCCTTGACTACAAGGTAGAGGTTACTTACAAGCCAATCTTTGATGAGGAGACGCCTTTCTATGTTCAAGAAACTAGAGACATGTGGCATCCAGTACATAAAGAAGTCGTTATAGCCAATCCCCATTTTGTCCCATTTAACTTTAAGAAGGTAGGATCTCACATGAAGGACGCTGATTATGGAGTCATAGAGATTGGTTCCCCAATGTTTGACATGGAGTTCGTAGCAGATGATATAATATTAGAGAAGGTCAGGAGCTTCTATGCCAATAATTAAATTTTACCCATTCAACGATGCAACAGCAGAGTTTGCACCATCACCTAAACCAGGTATAAGGTTTGTCCCAGATTGGTACAAGTCCCAACCAGGAAGCAAGGATGATGAAAAGTCAATACCCATGGGGTTTGCAACCTCAACCGTAAAGCGCTGCATGCCCATCTTCGATGCAATGACAGCAGGGTATATCTTGGGAGCGCCCTGTGACATATACTTAGACGCAACTGACCCAGAGAAGCTTTCCTGGTCTGTACCTCTCAACGTAAAGAAGTATGAGCATGAGTTATTCTCTTTCCACTCTCCAGAACAGTACGAGAGCTATCCTATTGATCCTTCAGGGTACCACAAGCAACTGCTAAGGGTTATGCCTACCTGGGCAGTTGGAACTGAAAAGGGGTATAGCGCTTTCTTTATGAACCCTCACCACGCAGACGAATCTCCTCTATGGGCCTTCTCTGCCTTGGTTGACACTGATGAGTTTGTTAGTGATGGACACCTATCTTTTCTGGTAAAGAAAGACTTCAAGGGTGTCATAAAGCAGGGAACTCCTTTAGTGCAGATACTACCAATAAAAAGAGAAGACTGGAAGATGGAAACAGTCTCAGCACCTGAAGCCAGGAAGCTGTTCTCAACTCAAAGAAATATCCTCAGGAGCACGTTCATGAACGGATATAAGAATAAGTTTAGGTCTAAGAAAGAATACAAGTAGTATGTCGGAAGACTTTAAAAAGATATCTTTTACACCTAGCAGGAAAAATGATGATGGGCTGTTGCTACCTCCCGAACCTGCCTCATGGCATATCCCAGAGTGGTACAAGAGTTTGGCTAAGTTTGAAAGATCAAACAGTGAAAAACAACTCTTCCCCGTAAACCACATAGGCACAGATGGCGCAGCCGTTGCAACAAAGCAATGCCCCCCATTCTTAGATGCTATGACAGCAGGGTATCTCTACGTCCTAGAGGATGATCTAACAGTAGACATCGCAGACAACGGCCAACCAATACTCAGCTGGACAAAAGAACTGTTGCTGATTGACCAGAGACCCACTCTAGAGCTACCAGTTCCTTATGGACACCATCCAATACACTACGGGTTTAAGATGAACTGGCATTACGAGACCCCACCAGGTTACTCTGTACTGATCACCCATCCGATGAACAGGTATGACTTGCCATTTACTGTGCAGTCAGGAATTGTAGAGTCCGACATCTGGGGACTACCTGTCTTTACAGCTTTTTTCTTAAAGCTTGGTTTCCGTGGAGTGATCCCAAAGGGAACTCCCCTGTTCCAATTTATGCCATTCAAGAGGGATAACTGGGAAATGGATGTCAAGGACAATCACGAAGACATAGAGAAAGCAGACTTCGCTGCCGAGAGAAGGCGTATAAAGATTCATGGATACTACAAGTGGTTCGCATGGAGAAGAAAGATCTTTAGGTCCAAGGAACCTAGGAGCCGAAAGTGAAGAGAGAGCAAGACGTAATCTGTGTAGTTATCTATAGCTACAAAAGCTCAAACCTTTTAGACGTAGTAGAAACTTTATATAAGAACACCTCTAACACTTCAGTGCTAGCAGTCACGGTATATGACCAACATCAGCTAAACAGAAAAGCAAAGTTCGAGGACTATGATCTCATGAGCTATGAGCATGTGTTCTGGGATCACATGTATAGCCCTATAACCTACAAGAAGAAACATTCACAGCTAAATATGAATGAGTACATTCTGTTTATCTCTGATGACGTAATGCTTCCAGTAGATTGGGACGTAACCTTAAAGCAGTTTATCAACGGTAGAGATGACATAGTAGTGTCAGGCTCAGGTAAGGCCTCAGTATCTATAGAGGGGAAGTACTTTCTTAAGAATACCTCGTCACATTCTGATAGCTTCTCTGTCTCAAACTATATAGATAGAAACCTTATCTTCTCTAAGGGTAAGCTATTTCATAAGCTAGAGTTTCCTACGTCGCTAAAGTACCTTGGTGAAGAGGAGTTCTTGTCTGTTGAGGTTATTAAGAACCAGGGAACAATCTTCTCATGTCCTTCAGATTTTTATGTAGACCTAGGAGTTAGAACTCTGGAGAATCTATACTGCCCCTTCTCTATAGAACACCACTACAATCAGTTCGTAGACTATGTCAAAAATCCTGAGGAAGACTTAGATCCAGTCACGGCCTTCTTTTCTTATCATAACCTAGACCCAAAGGAACTTAAGAGATTAGTGTATCAAATTGATGACGTGCTGTATGATCCTAACACAATGGAGATAGTAGACGTTGGTGGAGAAAGATACGTTGATCACGTCAAGTCAATCTTCTGATCCGTGGTATAATTATAAAAGAGAGGTGACCATGCCAAACCACATACACATCATAGATAATTTTATTACTGAAGAAGACGCTTTGGTAATGATAGACGAGCAGAACAATCCGTCTCAGACTAAGCCCTACCCAGAGTACTATGCAGATAGGTTTGGGGGAACAAACTTTCCATACAATGATCGTATCATGGAGATGCTAATTAAGTATGGCCACAAGTCCAATGAGGTGCATAGAGACCAGAATGGATTCGTAAACCCTATCTACGTATTCAAGGGCTTCGGCTCTAAGTGGAACAACGGAGCAAAGGGTGGCCTGCACACGGATGCTCAAGATCCAGAGACATTCATAGAGTGGTCAACCATAATATATTTGACAGATCCAGCTCAGTACGACGGAGGAGTTATATACTTCCCTAACCAAGGCCTTGAGTACAAGCCAAAGAAGTATTCAGCGGTATTCTTTCCTAGCGCAGGCACAGAGCACGTACACGGAATAACTCCTGTTACAGGAGGAGACAGATACACTTGCCTATACATGCACACCTCATTACCAAAGCATGCTGATCCAGATTTTCACCCTCTTGCATCCACCGAGCCTTGGCTTGCTGGAGAGCACCACCTAGCAAAGTTGTAGAGCCATGTTTAAAGATAATATGAACACCCCTGCAAGAATGGATAAATACTATAGAGATTCAAAAGCATTTAATGCCAAAGACTTTGACAGTTCAGAGATTGATGCAATTATAAAATCATCAAGAATGGCAATGCACGAGCATCACCCATACGAAATTGGTGCTAACAGGATGAACCCACTTTCAATATATATAACTAATGAGTATTGCAAAAAATACGGAATAGAAATAGAAAAAGACATCTATTCTATAAATAGCAATGGGCTTCGATCAGAAGAGTTTGTGTCAGAGCATAAAGGAAAACATCTCTTGTTCGCTGGCTGCTCAGTCACTGTCGGCGAGGGTATTCCTCTTGAATACACTTGGACAAAATCTTTACACGAACAGATATCACAAGAAGAGGACCTGTCAGGGTATTTTAATGTTGCTCAATCGGGATCTTCTTCTATTTTTATAATAGTTCAAATACTTAAGTACATAGAAAAATACGGAGTCCCAGATTGTATTTTTGTAATGTTCCCAGATTCAGAAAGAGAAGTAGGGTATGGCTCTGCTCCTGAACTGACACAGAATCTAGTTAGGAACCTTCACCAGATAATGTACGATAGAGTCACTAGTCACGGAGGAAGAGTAATTTCTTGCTCTTGGGACGACAGGGCCAATGAGGGGTATTCTGGCGAGGAAAAGATTTTAGATACAGATGCAAGACTTTCCATGCAAGGATTCTACAAGTTTGAAATCGTAAAACAAAAGCACAAGTACATGTTTGAGTTTGATGATGAATACAAAAAAGTCGGTGACTGGATTGAGAATCACATTGAATTCGCATTAGACGATGGCCACCCTGGCATAGCAGAGCACGACTTTTACAAAAACTTTTTCTATAATATATACAGAAACCAGAAGGAAGATCAATAATTATGAAGAGCATCCTAAAGAATATAAGATTCAGGATCTGGAAGTTTAAAAACAGAAAAGCCTTGAAGAACAGAAAGTACCTATACTAGAGTGATTATCCTAGGAGTAAACGAGACCACCCACGACGCTTCCATCAGCCTAATTCAGGATGGAGAAATTCTTTTTGCAGGGCATGCAGAGAGGTATAGCAAGCAAAAGAATGATTGGTTTACTAACAAGGAGCTAATTGATGATGCTTTGAGATACGGCAAGCCAGAACTCATTGCATACTATGAAAAACCAAGTCTGAAGAATCTTAGGATACTTTTACATGGTGGCCACGGAGGAGCTCAGCCTCATTTTTCTCTTCACCCAGATCTTAGAGACTTGCCAGTAAAAACCTTTAAACATCATTACTCCCACGCAGCAGCAGGATACTACACAAGTAAGTTTGATGACGCAGCCATCGTGGTTCTCGACTCCATAGGAGAGTTCAACACCTCAACTATCTGGGTAGGAGAGGGAGAAGAGATAAAAAAGGTTTACGGTAAAAATTATCCTTTCAGCTTCGGCTTATTCTACTCTGCCTTTACAGAGCTGATTGGTCTAAAGCCAAATGAGGAAGAGTACATCTTGATGGGAATGGCAGCCTATGGGAATCCTAATACCTATTACGACAAAGTCTCAGAGTATTTTCCCAAAGCCTTTAAACAGAAATACAGCTTTCACAAGGGTATCTACGACTGGGGGACTGTCTTCTCAGACTCTGACAAGTTCAACATAGCAGCAGCTGTCCAGAAAGTTTACGAGGACAGGCTGAGAGAGTTTATGGTTTTTGCTCTAAAGAAAACTGGAAAAAGTAACTTGGTCTTTATGGGAGGTTGCGCCCTAAACGCCTCAGCAAACACTCTGCTATGGGATATCTTCTCAAATGTTTGGATCATGCCCAATCCTGGTGACGCAGGAAGCTCTTTAGGAGCAGCGGCAGCAGCGTATGGACAACACCTAGACTGGAAGACTCCGTACCTAGGAACAAACTTAAAGGGCAAGTACCCAGTCAAAGCAGCCCTCGCAGCAATACTTGCAACGGGCGTTGCCCCCGTTGCTAATGGAAGAGCAGAGTTCGGACCAAGAGCCCTAGGAAACAGAAGCATTCTGGCAGACCCCAGAGACCCTAATATAAAGGATAAGGTCAATAAGATAAAGAAGCGTGATAGATTTAGGCCCTTCGCCCCAGTAGTTCTAGAAGAGCATGCCAGTGAGTGGTTTGATCTGCCAGCCACGTCTCCTTATATGCAGTACACGGTGAAGTGCTTGCAGCCTTCTCGGGTCCCCTCTGTGGTCCACCATGACGGTACGTCCAGAGTACAAACAATTAACCGTAAACAAAACCCAGGTCTCTATGACCTCATAAAAGAGTTCTATAGGAGAACAGGTGTCCCCATGCTTCTAAACACTAGCCTAAACGTAAAAGGTCAGCCTCTACTTAATGACGAGCATGATATAATTGAATGGGAAAAGGCCTATGGCCAGAAGGTGATAAGGTAATGAGCAACATAGAATTCGAAGTCTTAGACTTAGGCTTAGTCTTATATCATAAGATGATTCCAAATGCAGGGAAGGTTATAGTCCTAGCTAATAGCCTTGCAGAAAGATTCGTAGCTGGAGAGCACGGAGACAGTTACACGAGGATAAAAGACTGGGAACCTTGGTGGGATGATCACATGCCAAAACCATTCAACCATAAGTTTTATGTATATAGGCACAGGGATATTTCTGATAATGATTACTATAGGAAAGAGTTAATAGAGATCGCAGATTCACTCTACGGATCACTAGACACTGCTTTAGAACACTACTTTACCTTATATCCCTGGGCAAGGGCTTCCGTAAAAGGGGAGGAGCAGCTTGACGGCATTCTCAGATATGATGAAGACGGTGGACACCTCCCAGCTCATCAAGACCTTGGTGTCAGCAGCCGTCTAATCTCAACTGTTAGCTACTTAAACGATGATTACGACGGTGGAGAAATAGAATTCAGGCAGTCAAACGTAGTCATTAAGCCAGTAGTAGGAGACATAGTCTTCTTTCCATCAAACTATCTGTACGTACATGAGGTTATGGCCACACAAAATGGTACCAGATATTCAATGCCTCACTGGTTTCACAGCCAAAAGGAGATCCAGGAGTCAACTGGGGAAGAGTAGGGCCCCCAGTGTGCTACAATTAGTATATAAACAAGGAGACATTATTAACACTTATCAACAGCCTATCGATGGCGTATACGGCAAAGACTGGAAGATTTCAAGTAAGATGGGTTGGAGAATCCACCCAATTCATAAGACTAAGAAGCACCATAACGGTACGGACATCATAAGCCTCAAGAGGGGCACAACCTACGTAGAGGCTTTCGCCAATGGCCGTGTAGTCAAGGCACGTCAATCCAACGCAGCTGGCGGAGGCTTCGGCTATTACGTAGTCCTGAGGCATTACTTAGACGGAGAATATTATACATCTCTGTATGCACACCTTGAACCCAACTCTTTTCAGGTAAAGGTTGGGCAACTAATCTCGGCTGGAGATGTCCTAGGGAAAATGGGAACATCGGGGATGAGTACAGGAAAGCACTTACACTTTGAAATATGGAAGGGAAAGAAGCACGGATGGTCCTCTGATGGTAAAGGCTTCGTTGAGCCAGTTGGCTTTATTAAGGCCCTGAACGCTGCTGAAGAGGCTAAGAATTATGCCAATAAGTCAACTCCAGAAACTGATCCAGTGGCCCCAGTAGCTGTCCACGAGCCAGCCAAGAGAACCTCCTCCTCAACCTCTCCAGAGAGAGCAGCAGTCAAGACGGTCAAGGTTGTTCTAGTTCCGAAAGTTGCAAAGCCAAAGGTTGCAAAAGTAGCCAATAAGGTGTATACTGTTAAGAGTGGAGACTCTCTGTCTAAAATTGCAAAAGCAAACAAGACAACAGTAGCTACTCTTAAAAAGCTTAACGGAATAAAGAATGTTAATATTATTAGCATCGGCCAGAAGATTAAGCTTTCCTAACAGAAAGACAATTACTTGGCAACCTACGAATATCTTTGCCCAGACTGCTCCATCGGCAAAGTCATAGCCAGATCTATGCTAGAGGCTGAGAAGCCAATTTTCTGTACATCATGTAAGTCACTAATGATGAGAGTATTTTCATCTCCAGGAGTAAAATTCAATGGCAGTGGATTCTACAGTACAGATAAGTAGTATTGAACATTGGCCTGTTTGCCAATCCTTTGATCCCATGATGTTCTTGCCAGAGAAGTATGACCTTATGGGTCAGGACTCTCCACTAAGTAGTTATTGCTCAGCTCCCAGTTACTACTACAAGAATGGAACCAAGGGAGAAAGCTACCTATGTGACTTCCACTACTTCTATCAGGCCTTGTCTATATCTGAACAAGAAAGAAATGAAGTCTTTTCTGTAGTTGTATCCAACGAAGAGAAGATTATGGAAGACTTTGCAAATTCCCCAGAGATTCCAAGACCAGACTTAAAGTGCTTCTCCTGTGGCAAAGATGCTCTAGTCTTCTTGTATTGTAACAAAGCTCTCGTCAACAGGTCTTGCAACTTTCATTATAGAAAAATACATTATAGAATGCAATCCAACGGACTAACCTATACAGACGTTGCAGGATACGAACCAGACATCCTAGACTTTAGGTCCACGGCAATTAACTCTATCAAAGAGGATTACTCAGACATAAGAGTCTTGTAATAGCTTGCAAATGCGATTAACCTAAGGTACAATAGTAGTATGATAACTACAGAGACCCCAGAAACATACACGCTAACTGCCAATGACCGCTGCGACTCTGATTGCTCAGCCCAAGCTTATATACAAGTTACGGGGGTATCAGGGGACCTAACCTTCTGCGTCCACCACTATGAAAAGATAATGTCTAGCCCCACAGGCTATGAAAAAATGATTAAGTTCGGATTTGAGTTTTTAGACGAGAGATCCAGGCTCGTAGAGAATCGTCTCCAGGGTGAAAACTAAGTGGGAGAAGAAGCTATGAACGACATAGACCTAATGATCTTAAACGGAGCAGTAGAAGTGGTAGGCGTTGACGAGAGCGGGGAGTTCCTTTATCAGTTCACTGAGAAGATGCACGAGCTCTTCCCTGATTTTAAAAGTACGTTAGATGAACTATTCCTGCAGGAGATTGACACCCTATGGCTTAAGGGCTTTATAGATATGGATATAGCTTTAACAAACCCTGCTGTGAGCCTGACCTCCTCGGCTTACGACGAAGCGATGATCTCCGCATTGCCCGATAGACTACGCACAGCTCTAAACCACATTAAACGTGTTCTGGAAAATGGTCTGTAAAATAATGTATAATAGTTATGGAGGATAAATATTATGGATTTTTTAATGGGTTCAATCAGCGCAAGCCTAGCTATCTTCCTGTCCTACAAGGTTATAAGCAGGGCCATCTGGGACTCACAAGTATATCCGCTTAAGATTAAAACTTATCAAAGCCACAAGCATCAGACACTTGTTGACGCAGGGTATAGCTCAAAGTGGATGTCTGACGAAGAGGCCCCTTTGCTAAAGACACAGGCAACCGATTTCCACGACAGCCAGGCCATCAGAATCCTGATCGTAGAGACAAAAGCTTACTGGATAGATAGGCATATTCTATATACAGCAGATGTAGTCAACGGAGATATGGACCAGAATACAGCTAAGCCTATTGACACTATGGTGTTAGATAAGGTACAATTAGATAAGATAATGTTTGTTGTTGACAAGCTGACAGAGAGGTACAACGGTGAAGATAGCGATCCAGGGAAACAAGGCTTTTGACAGCTATGAAATCTTTCTGCGAGCTATGGGAACAGCCCTTAACGCTTTAAGCAAAACAGAAGACAAAGAGTTCTTGGTGTTTACTGCAGGGCCAATGAAAATCAGCGACATGGCGAGAGGCTTCCTAAACATATCCGAAGACACCTTGAGATCTCACGGAGTAAAGTCTAAGCTAATCAAGGTTCCTCCTAGATGGATTAAAGACCACCTGCCTGAAATCGAGTACATGATTTATTTTGCTATGCCTAAAGAGCCTCTTCCAGAGATTATAGAGCTATGCAATAGAAAAGACATGGATAATTTAGTATATCGTCAGTATTAAAGAACTCTGAACGGATATGTTCAGAATATATAAAAAAATAACCAAATAGTAATAGGTGACTAAGATGATAATTTCATCACTGAAGCAAATGGATAACATAGTAAAGAGCAACAGGAGCCTCGCCTGGGACGGTTGGGACGTAGTAAAGAGGGTTCCTGCAGCAACTGCATGGAAGTCTCCTAGCGGAGTGTTCGTGAAAAATAGGTGGTACCTTCAGAATAGGTTCAAGCTTATGGAGAACGGATGGAAGATCCCAGATAAGCTTGTGGGCTAATGGCAGATAAGAACGCATGGAAAGACAGCGCAGCTTGCGAAGCTTATGATGTTAACTTATTCTTTGATAAGTACGAAGAGAATGAACAGCTACGTCCAGCAATAGAGAACGTCTGTGCTGCTTGTCCAGTAAGGCGTGAGTGCTTTGCTAATGGAATATCAAACAAGGAGTATGGAGTCTGGGGAGGTATCTACCTTGAGAAAGGTAAAATATCTAGAGAGTTCGGCAGGCATCGTAATAAAAAAGCTTGGGCGCAGGTCTGGAAAAAGCTGACGATGGATGGGACATAGGATGTATACTTCCGAAATGAAGAGAGCATTCAGATCTCTAGACAGCCACTGCCCTAGGGGTTTTTCCCTTAAGGTGATGGACAACGAGCACTTCTTGACAATAGCAGCAGAAGAGAAAGTTTTTATGAAGCTACCCTCAGACCTAAAGAGATCTGCCATAGAGTATATGTCTAGGGTTAAGAAAGCCCTAGAGGATAACGGTGCTATTGTGCTGCTTATCAGAGAAGGTGGGAAGGAGGAGCTATGAGCAAAGAGTTAAGTGAAGCCCAGGTAGAGGTTGTGACCTCGTTACTGAACCATGGAGCCAAGACAGAAAGAGAGCGAATTCTTTTGATAGTAAATAACCTTGAAGATCAGATAGACAAGCACTCGTTGTTGTCTGCTATTGACGAAGGTATATCATGATAGATATCATCTTACAGACCACGGCCATAACTTTAGTGGCCTCGTTGACATCCGCATTCGTTGTCATAAAGCTTAAGCTTAATAAATCCAGGGAAGAGATCAAGGCAGAGATGTCTAGAAGCTTTCTTTTGATGGATGAGCTAGGCAAGGCTAACGACCGAGAAGCCCAAGCAAAGCTTGAAAAAACAGATGGTTTCGTAAAGTTTTTATCAGATTCACGTGACTGGTCATTTACTTACATCGAGAATGTCCAGCAGGCTATTCAGGGATTAGTCAAAGCCATGAAAGCAAATGACAAAGCTAAAATCCTCGAGTCCTATAATGAGCTACAAAATTTTCTTCCAACGGAAGAAGACTCAAATAAAAAACAAGGAGACAACAAATGAATAAAGCTATGATTGAATCATATCTTCGTAACCTGTTAGGAGTTTTCCTAGCATTGACAACAACTACAATGGCAAACGTTGGAGTAACGTCCCCAATCGCCTTTGGCACAGGGGAGTGGCTACTAGTGGCTAACGGTGTGTGGGCAGCAGCAATTCCAACACTAATTCGTTACCTAAATACCAAGGACCCTGCGTTTGGTCGCATCGCTGAGGGCGTGGCCATGGAGGTAAGCAAGAGGCTAGCAGCAGAAGCAAAAGCTGCCACTGCAGCCAAGAAAGCATCTGAAGCACTCGCAAGAAAAGAAGCCTTAGCAGCGAAGGCGCTAGCAGCAGCAGCAAAATCAAAAAAAGCTGTCCCTACCAAGTAAACAGTTAAAGATTAAGATTGACGGATCACTATTGTGGTCCGTCTTTTCTTATGCTATAATAGAATAGTCCTCATACAGGGCAAGGATTAGCCACTTTAGGATGACTAGTTACCATTTTTATATCGGGTTACGCCATGGTTGCTGTATGGGGACATTTCTATCCTATAATCTGCTAGACTAAGAGGTAGACGTAAGTCTAAAACTTAAGAAAGATTGAGTAATGACACTTCACAGGCAAACCCCTTATCATGAGCCAAAGTACAATGATCCTAGGCCAGATCACGTATCCCCGAATATCATGAAAAAAGAGCTAACCTTTAACATGAATAAGCTCTTTTACTTATCCTCTACTGAGGGAGTGATTATCAGTGACGTAAAGAAAGATTCTTTTGAGCCATACGACTATACGTTCTTGGGGCAAGACGTAAAGATAGTTTCGGTAATAGCACCATCCGTGAGCCACATAATAGAAGACACCCTTTCGGATTTACTCAGAATGGCCTCCTGGTTCCCCAGTTCAGAGATTGTTTTCGTTGATAACGGAATAGAAAAGGCTAAGTTTCATAATCTAAGAGAAGGATTGCTAAGGAATAACTCACTATTTGATTCTCTCGAAAAAGCCTTAGTATTGCAAGGTCATAGAGTTAGTTACATTACAGCAAGCGAGAAGACCAGGGTATCAATAGACAACTTCGTAATATCTAGCCCCTCCAGGTCACCTCATGGGGATGTCAAAGGTTTCTTGCAGAAGTTCTTTGGACTCAGGTTAACCTCAGAACTTTTTAGATCTACATTCGTAACTGACCATGCAGACCCCACAGAGAAAATCTATGTCAGCAGGTCAAAGACCACACCAAGAGATGTGAGTGTCAAGAATAGTCCACACGAAGATAACTCTTTCATCCTTGACGATGTAAGGCTTTACAATGAGAAGCTGCTAGAAGAATATTTTAAGTCCTTGGGGTTTGTCATTGTTTATGCAGAGGAGTTTGAGTCCTATGAGGATCAGGTTAGGTTCTTTGCCTCGGCAAAAGTGATAGCAGGAGTAACAGGCGCAGGCTTGTGGAATGCCTTGTTCATGAAAAGGGGAGGTTTAGTCTTAGAGATAGCTACCCCATTGGCAACTTCAGATAATGGGTCCCCAATGGTTGACTATCACCCTCACTACTCCACCTTGGCCTACGCAATGGGGATGAACTATCTAGCTATTCCTTCTAGTCTAAGACACGGTAGCGAAATTGTAGACAAAATAGAAAATAATCTTTTTTTAAGAAAGTCACTAGAATGTTAGTTCGTGGACTCTTGTGGTGTATACTTGTCTTATGGAATATATAACTAGAAGCTTCACAAAAATCTCGGTAGAAGATTTTATAGTAACAAAAACATCCACCAACGTAGATAAGCTCAAATCTGAGTATGCTTACTACCAAGAGATCCCAGAGACCTACCATATCTTCTTTGCAGTAGGAAGAGACTTTAAAGAAGGTCTTGATTCCTGTAGTTACATCATGAACCTAATTCCAGGCAACGACTTTGGACATCATTATGCCCACGACACTCTGACGTATAACATGGTGCAAGGCCTTTTCCCAAGAATAGATGAGTTCAAGTCACAGACTTATACAGAGATAGAGCTCCCAATGCTATTTTCTAAATCTCATGACCTAATCGTAAATAAAGCTAAGGCAAGGTCAGAGGAACTATCTATATTATCATCTGGGAAGTATGACACCCTCACCGAGGACTACGTAGCAAGAATAAGAAAAGCTTTTGAAAGCTTATTCATGAAGGAAAGAAAAACCTTCCGAACTGTCTTATCTCACGGAGACCTATGCTTCTCCAATATTCTTGAAGACGCAACCTTCATCGACCCCAGAGGCGTCGAGAGCATGCACTTAGACGAATACTACGATCTAGCAAAGCTAAGCCAAAGTATTCTTGGTGGTTACGACTTTATAGTTCATGGGAAGGATATTGCAATAGATGAAGAGCTTAAGGATATTTTTATTTCTTTCTTAGAAGAAAAAGAAATCTGCTATGATCTTCTTAGGCTGTATGAAGCATCCTTGTTTCTTTCTATGTGTCCTATTCATTACGAAAATACTTCTCATGTAGATCAATTTCTGACTAGGGCAGGGGAGATTCTTACAGAGATAGGTCATTAGTGAACATCCTATTACTGATGTCTGGAGAAGGATCTAGATTCTTTGATAGTGAATACAATCTTCCAAAGCCCTTAATCATAATCGATGGCAAGCCAATGTATCAGCTGGCCCTAGAAAGCCTAGGTCTAAAAGGGGAGCTGATTCTTGTCTCCAGAAAAGGTTTTAGATTATCCTTAGTTGACTGGGGAATGCCCACTACGATCATCGAGGTAGAATCAACGACATCTGGGCCAGCCACGAGTGCCATGTTAGCAGAAGATCTAATAGACAGCGACGTGCCACTAGTAATCCTTAATGCTGACCAGATAGTTGAATGGGACTCCTCAATATTAAAAGACATCACTACCGATGGGGCATTACTTCTTTTTAAATCCTCTGGAACCCGATGGTCATATGCTGATGTGGTGGGGGATAGGATCGTAAAAGTTGTAGAAAAACAAGAGATTAGTCATAATGCCCTAGCAGGAGTCCATTACTGGAAGAGAGGTAGTGACTTCGTAAGGTACGCAAAGAGAATGTTTGCAGCTAGAGACAGCTACCACGGGGAATACTACGTTGCCCCCGTATATCAGTATGCCCTCAATGATGGGTTAAGCATATCCCCAGTCTTTGTAGATCGGATGCATGACTTGGGTACTCCAGAAGCCTTAAAAATATACACCAAAACTCTTAACGAGTCATGATATAATATATACATGTCAGAAAACTTAGATAAGCAGTCCCCATGCTGGGATGGATACGTCCAACGAGGTATGAAGCCAGGAGCAAACGGTAAGCAAGTCCCAAACTGTGTACCTGCAACGAAGTCATACAGCGGAGACGAAGATAATGCCCCAGAGGGATATCACCGTATGCCCGACGGATCATTGATGGCCAACGAGGACCATGAAGATGACAAGTCACTGTTTGCAGGATTGGGAAAAGACTTTACACGATCAAAGAGTTTGACAGAAATCTTTAGACAAAGTCAAGATTAATAACTGCTCTAAACGCTGACTCGGTTGGCGCACTAGGAGCATGGAAAATGTTACCATCAAAGACTACACCCTTGCCAGCTTCAGGACTAATCTTCTGATCAAGGGTAAACTTTTCTGGAGGGGTATCTCCAAGAGTCTCATTAAACAAGTAAGTATCACCATCAGAGTCATTTATATAGTATAGGAAAACCTTATGCTTTTCATTTAAATCGACATGGGGCATCTGATATTTTCCAATACTGTCTTTACCAGCCATTGGTACAATGTTAATCTTTATTCTTGCTATCTCTGTGTACTTAAGCTTATGCTTTATTATGAAAGAATTAAATAGTTCTACAATCTTTTTCCTGTAAGGATGTCCTGGACCTACGAGAGAAACGAACATGAGATGCTCATAAACCATATCGTCTAGCATTGCATTATGGCCATTCATGTCTGACATGTTGCTAGCAGGGGCAAAGACCCACTGAAACTTAGGATCCCAACCAAGGATTGCGTCTGAAAGCTCATCTTTTAGCTCTTTGTCCCCAAAGTCTTTGTCTACAATAATCATTTTTTTAGTCTCATATCTCTCTCGTAAGTTCTTTCTTTGTGACAATTAGAACAAACAACGTCACACTTCTTTGCTTCATTCCAAGCTGCTTCCTGTCCAAACTTCTTCAATACCCTGTAGACAATGTCTATTTTTTTAAACTCTGGCCTGTGATCAAACTCAAGGATGTAATGGGGGTACTTAACTAAACAGTCAAAGCACCCAACCGACTCTTTGTAGGCCTGAAACTCTGAGAATATGGACATATGTTATAATTATATCATTGTCAGTCGTTAAAACCTATAGATATGGAACATCTGGGCATTAAACTTTTAACACTATGAACGACCCCACTAGGAATGTAAACCATGTCACCAGGCCTGATAGTCCAAGACTCTTCTACCTCTCCGTAATAGGCTGTCCACAGAGTTTCTCCAACACACTGGAAGAACATTCCGTCTACAGGGTCAGAGTGAATTGTCGCAGACATCATGGTTGGGTCAAAGTCTCTGGGCTTTTTCTGTGGATTAGATGATGTAAACTTTTGGTAGAAGTTATCGGCTTCTGCTGGGATCGAATTGTTAACGCTGTTCTCAAAGTGCGTGATAGCCAAGACAGCTATTAGATCTCCAGAGTGCCTTTCGTTTGCCATGGATAAGAGGTCATCAAAGACTTCCGTCAGAGCCTCGGCATTGTCTACATTAAATGTCGCAAAGGATGACCAGTTAACCGATTCTTTTCCCTGAGCAGCATCAAACAAGGATTCAAAATCTGACCATGAGGGAAGGACTTCTGCCAACCCCCTATCTACGAATATTTTGCTTTCTTCTTTTGCACTAAAAATGTCCATAGGTCTAGTATATCATCACCTTCTGAGGTATAATGGTAATTGTGAAAAACATTTTGGTAACTGGTGCTGCAGGGTTTGTCGGTATGCATACTGTAAGAATGCTCCATAACTTAGGCTATAGCGTTAGAGCTTTAGATAACAAGAAAAATGTAGACACTTCTCAGTGGCCTATAGGAGTTAGTCTTATTAGTCAAAGCTTGTTGGAGGATGACGTCTCTTCTCATTTTGAATGGGCGGACTACGTAGTTCACCTCGCAGCTTTAGCAGGTATGAAGCAGGGTATCTTTAATCCCTATGGGTCAATGCAGAACAACCTAAAGGCTACAGAGATAGTTTCTCTTCTATGCCTCAGGTACAATGCAGGACTGTTCTTCTCCTCTACTTCCGAAGTCTATGGTCTTTGCCCAGACGTCCCATTGAGGGAAGACTCTACAAGGATACTGGGAGGCACGGGAGATAACCGCTGGGGATACGCAGAGTCCAAGTCCATGTCTGAGCGGTTGCTACTCCTAGACGCAAAAGAACACGGACTAAAAGTTAAGATAGGCAGGCTATTCAATGTCGCTGGCCCAGGACAGTCTGGAGAGTATGGGATGGTTATGCCCAGGTTTATTCATGCTGCCAAAAACGATAATAGCCTTTACGTATATGGCGATGGAACGCAGACAAGGTCTTTTTGTCATGTATCAGATACGGTCCGAGGAATATGTGAAATTATCTTAAAGGGTAAAATAGGGGAAGTGTATAACGTAGGAAACCCAACAGAGGTCTCCATAAACAACCTTGCCTCAACTGTGATAAGGATGTCGAACTCCCACTCAGACGTAAGGCACAAGGAGTATGAGGAGGTGTACCCTGGATATACAGAGATTAGCAGGCGTGTGCCAGACATCAGCAAGCTTAAGGCTTTAGGCTGGAGCCCAGAGTTCAGCCTCGGTGATATTATCAGGGACCTGTTATGAGTATCTTTATATCAATTGCCTCATACCAAGACCCAACTCTGGTGAGAACAATCGAGAGAGCTCTTCAGAGGTCAGACAACCCCGAAGATTTGGTTTTTGGATTGGGATTGCAGTACGAAGAATTACCAGACCTATCTTCACTTCCCCAGAGTCAGCTAAGGATCCTTTCCTGGAATCCAAGAACTAGGCCTGGAATAGTCAAAGTGCGTTACGAGATCTCTCAACTTTTTAAAGATGAAGATTACTTCTTGATGATAGACTCTCATATGCAATTTACTCAAGGTTGGGACACAAAACTCGTATCTGTCATAAAAGAATTGCAGGAGTCTACTAAGACCTACAAAGTTATAGTGTTTCCTTTAGGGCTATACGGAAAAGAGGCTATGTCCTCTAGGTTCAGAATTGAGCAAAGGACTTCCACAAAGCTTCCTCTTAATGTAGCTGCCCAACCAGTAAATGGTAGGTACATACCAGAAAAGGAGATAGAAAAGATTTCCTTTATGAGGGTAGGGCAGATATTCTTTGACGGTAGGTTTATCAAAGAGGTGGGGCTAGACTCTAGGTCTCAATACAATCAGGAGCAGGCATACCTTGGTTATAGGGCTTACCTTTCAGGTTGGGACACTTACCAATACCATCAGGACCTTATGACCCACGATGATTCAATCTATGTTGCGTCAATTGATCAGGTAAAGGCCAAGGAGTTTGGGGCAGTTCCAGAGATCGACGACAGTGATGAAGACATGACGATGGCTTATATATATAATACGGGGCCATACGCAATCCCCAACGCAGAAAGAACTCCAGACGACTTCTGGTCAGCAAACAGATCTTTCTTTGAGTTTACACGTGCCAAGGCATTGCTAGACAAAAATAAGTTTTAGTGGTATACTTTAGATATGCAGACTTTAAAAGAAAAACATATAGTTATCCTTTCTGCTCACCCCGATGACCTAGAGATGTCCTGCGGAGGAACAGTTGCAAAATTTGTAGAAGATGGTAATAAGGTGACTAGCATAGTCATGGCAGGGGGGGTTCCTCACCTAGAGTATCTAAATAGAGCATCAGGTTATCTAGGGATAGATCCTATCATATTTTCCATGTCCAACTCAGTCAAAGTAGACAAAAATGTAATCAAAGAGTTAGAGGTAATGGTTGACTTTTCTACAGTGGACTTAATCATAACGCACTGGAACGAAGACTGGCACCAGGACCACCAGGCATGTCATGAAATAGGAAATATTTTAGCCAGGAAGCAACCTATGGACCTATGGTACATGTCTGCTCACCCATACAACCTAAAATATAAGCACTTTACACCAGACCTATATATTGACATTGGTTCATGGTCATACAAGTCCAAGCTCAATGCCGTCAAGGCATACGACAACATACCAAATAAATGGGTAAGAGGAGTCATGCACCATGACGTATGGCGAGGCTCATACCTTGACACCAAGTATGCAGAAGTGTTCGCTGTCGGTAACCAGGTAATCAAATGATAATCATGGGCGTGAACTTATCACATGACGGAAGTGTCTGTGTTTTAGATAAGGGCAAGGTTGTCTTCTACCAAGAAGAAGAGAGAGTCACTCACGAGAAGCATACCACTGGGGTAATTCATAGCTTCGTAGCTGGTATGAAGTTTAACCCTACCCACGTCGTCTTTACCTCTGCAACACCGTATGAGATAAAAGTAAAAGACCTTTTTGCAAGCTTAATGGGAGCACATGGCAAGCTCAATCACTTTGAGGACTATGTCATGCCAGAGATTCACTTCATGAGAGATCACCACTTAGCCCACGCAGCAGCAGCCTTCTACAACTCAGGGTTCGACGAGGCCTCAGTTTTGGTTGTAGACGGTGCTGGCCAAGCCTTTATCGATGATGAATACCTATATAGAGAGACAGAGACTATCTTCTCTGCAAAATATAACAACTTTGACGTAAAGCTAAAAAAAGTAATCAAGCAGCATACCCTACTCAACTACCAGCAGCTTTCTGGAGAGCTGGCAGACAAGACCTACCTTTCTCCATGTGCTAGCCCATTGCCTACTGAGTATGAAGTCAAGGTCCACGACGCAGATATGAGCATTGGCAAGATGTTTAGTAAGGCTGGTATTGATATCTTTGGAGACTATCACCAAGCAGGCAAGGTCATGGGTCTATCGGCATACGGGGTAGACCAGAAGGAGGATCCAAGAGCTTTTATAGAAGACGATGCTAACCCAGGAATATTTACACATGGGATGTCTAACGAGGACCTGGCTTTTAGGATTCAGAACGACTCTCTAATCCCCATAGTTAACTTAGTTAGAGAAGCATTAGATAACTCAAAACACGATAACGTTTGCCTCTCTGGAGGATACTTCCTTAACTGTGTGAATAACTACAAGCTGCTAAAGCTATTCCCTCATGCAAACTTTTACATAGAGCCTAACTCCTCAGACGCAGGAACTGCCTTGGGGGCAGCAAAGTATTGGTGGCACACGCTTAGCGGAGACCACGATATAAGGGAGCTTGAGACCCTATACCTTAGTGGCCCAGCCGACCACAGATTTGATTCGAGAGACATAAGAGACATCGTACAGGCTTCGCCCAAAGACGTGGCAAAGCTTCTTTCCGAGAGAAACGTGGTCGCCATATATCAGGGCAAAGCAGAAGCTGGACCAAGGGCCCTCGGCAATAGGTCAATACTTTATGACCCAAGAGACAGAGATGCAAGAGATGTTCTCAACATGATCAAGAAGCGTGAGAGCTTTAGGCCTTTTGGAGGCACTGTGCTTGAAGAGAAGGCATCTCAGTGGTTTGACATGTACACACTAAAGTCTAGCCCCTATATGCTGTATGCTGTTGACTCCCAGGACGGGACCGCAGCACTTATCCCAGGGTTAATGCACAACGACGGGACTTCTAGGATACAGACCATTAATGAGAGTCAGAACCCGAACTATCATGCTTTAATCAGTGAGTTTGACAGCCTTACGGGTGTTCCTATGATCTTAAATACATCGTTTAATCTAGCTGGAGACACTCTGGTTCAAACAATGGACGATGCTATAAGAACATGTCTTCAGTCTGGGATCCCATACCTTTATTGTCCAGAGATCGAATCAATAATTACGTTTTAATGTTACCAAAATGTAATAAAAAACCCTTAGCTTTATAGCAAACAACAACTATAATAGAATATTACTTAAGAAGGAGCCCCAAAGCATGACCACAGTTTACACATTACCATCCTGCGTTCAGTGTGATGCAACAAAACGATTTCTAACAAAGAATGGCCTACCATATGATACAGTGGATCTCAGCACTGATTCTAAGGCCTATGAGTACATAAAGGGGTTGGGCTTTAGTGCAGCTCCTGTTGTCGTAACCAGTCAGGATTCCTGGTCAGGCTTCCAGCCAGATAGACTTTCCATGATTGCTGCTTGACAGCAAGTAAGCTTTAAGATATAATAGAAACCTTACACAAATAACCTTAACGAGAGACTAAGACTAATGAATATATTTACTGATAGCCACGATGACCATGGTGAGCATGCAGAACACTTAGATATCGCAGAGCATGCAGAGCATAGTGGAGTCGATGGTCTCCTAGAGGTGATGTTTGGCTTTGAGCATGTTGTTGCAGAGTTTTTCTGGAATGGTATCTTCGTAGCCCTAACTTTCTTTATTACAAGAGGATTTGCTTTGCGTAAAGCGCACAAGTACATTGACACTAAGCACGGCATAGAGCACGATGAAGGGTACTAAATGTTAAGACCATTAGAGGATAAAGTAATTGTAGAGCCGATTGTAGAAGCAGAAGTAGCCTCTTCATCAGGACTTATTTTAACTAATACAAGCAAGGATTCTCCAACCGAGGGAATCGTAATAGCAGTTGGACCAGGTACTGTATTCAGCGATGGCTCAAGGCTTGACCTTGACCTGAAGGTAGGAGACAAAGTAGCTTACTCAAAGTTTGCTGGTACCGAGGTAGAGCATGATCTTAAGACATACACTATCCTCCCATACAGAGAAATCTATGCGGTGTTAGGATAATTAATGACTACATATATTAGAACCATGCCAGAACCGATAAAGGTGTTAGACGAGGGATACTTGCGTCTTGTAGATGTGCTAGGAGATGATCTGGCTACGGTAAACGCAGCAAGAGTTTCTTATGACAAGGAAGCTGCAGAGTGGTCAGACAAAGAAGCTAGGCTAATTGAGTTCTTATTGCGTGAGGGTCACACATCTCCGTTTAGACACGCAGCACTAACCTTTGAGGTCTATGCTCCACTATTTGTTGCTAGGCAATGGTGGAAGTACGCAGTAGCCTCTAGTCATATTGACGACCAGAATGGTTGGAACGAGTCCTCTAGGCGTTACATTACAGAAGAAGAAAAGTTCTATATTCCTCTACCTAATGAGTGGAGGAGTAAGCCAGAGAATAGTAAGCAGGGCTCTGGTGAGCCCCTAGACATTGAGTTAGGTCAAAAGTACTTCGATCGTCTATGCGAGACCGTTGTAAGCGGAACAGAGGCGTATCACGATGCCATGAATGATGGTGTAGCTCCAGAGATTGCCCGACTGTTTCTTCCAGCTTATGGTATGTACGTTAGATGGCGTTGGACGGTGTCTCTGCAGGGAGTTTTAACATTCCTTGACCAGAGAATGCCTAACGACGCTCAATGGGAAATCCAAAAGTATGCCCAAGCTGTTCTAGACCTGACCAGGGATGCATTTCCTGAAACAATTGGAGCACTTTATGAATAAGATAGATCAAGAGGGATAGGTTGACTGAAGTTGCGATCATAGGGCTTGGTTACGTTGGACAAGCACTGGCGAGCCGTGTGTCAAAAGTCAAAGGCTTTAGTGTTATAGGTGTAGAAAAGAGCAAAAGTGTTCTACTACCCATAATGTCAGATGACCTTGGGTACTCCGTTACCTCAGACATCAATGATGCAAAGAACGCTGACGTCTTTATCGTATGTGTGGCTACTCCATTATCTGGAGAAGACTACGTAGCCAAAGCAGCGCAGGAGATAGCTTCTGTAGCAAAAGAGGGGGCTCTAGCTATCCTAGAGTCCACGGTAGGAATAGGGGTAACCGAAAAGATCTTCTTCCCACCACTAACTAAAGCAGGAGTCTTAGTAGCCTATTCACCAGAACGAATTGACCCAGGCTCTGAGAAGTATAACATTAGTAATACTACTAAGGTTGTATCAGGAGCTACGCCTTTAGCCTTAAAAGCAGCTATGGCTTTCTATACTAAGTTTATTAAGAAAGTTGTAAGCGCCAGCGACGTAAGAGTTGCCGAGGCAGCAAAACTTCTGGAAAATTCTTACAGGCTTCTTAATGTATCTTTTGTCAATGAGTTTGCTAGGTCTTGCCTTGCTGCTGGGATAGATTCAAGTGAAGTCATTCAGTTGGCAAGTACTAAGGAGTTTGGATTTCAAGCATTCTATCCTAGTGCTGGTGCTGGTGGCCACTGCATCCCAGTTGATCCTGAGTTCTTGTCTAACCATATGAGGGAACTTGGAGTACCAATTACTCTTCTCGAAACAGCCATAGAGATTAATGACTCAATGCCTAATGAGATTGTAGATGATCTTAATAAGAAGTTCAACGGACTACAGGATAAGAAGATCTTAATTGTAGGTATGTCATATAAGGCTAATACTGATGACACCAGGAACTCTTCAGGTAGTCAGATATATAACCTAATGAAGCACCTTGGGTATGATGTCAAGTGGCATGACGAAGTAGTTAAGACTTACGGAACAACTAAGTCTGTAAAGCCATCTAACAGCTTTGATGTAGTCCTTGTGACTGTAAGGCATGAAGAGCTGCACCTATCTATGATTAGTGAGTCTAAGATAGTTTCTTATGCGTAATGGTCTTCTATAAAATCAGTTACAACCCATGGCTCATGCTCAAAGCAAGCCTCAACAAGTGTTTCCAGGTCTATTCCTAGCTGACCAGGCAAACCGTGATCGTAATCATCTCCAAAGTCAAAGATGAACACATTGTCTTGGATGGGGAAGTGAGCTATCTGGATCTTGTCATCAGCCTCACAGCTGGCAAAAACATAGTAGTTTGTATCCTCCTGGAAGTATCCTTCGAGACTAGGTATCTTCCACTCCGTAATGCTATTGGTATACATTCCTAACATAAAGCTATCTTCAGGCATGTACTCTGGCATCACACTGTACTGAGGGGTTATCGCCACTACAGAATGGATCCTAAAGTGCTTAGAAAGAACGGTAGCTAGGAAGCCTCCTAAGCAGAACCCCACAGCCCTCACGTCCTTATCTACCAGGTGTGGAGATAGGGTATCTATAACGACATCCCAATCCAGCCTGTTGCCAAAAGAGTTGGTCTTGTCTATTAAGAATACACCCTTACCATCTTTGGTTGAGGTCTTAATGAACTCTTCACTTGAGAAGTCTTCGCCTATCCTTGGTGAGCTAGAGATAGAGAGGGTTACGATGTCACCATCTCCATCTATCATGCTTATTCTACAGAAGTCATCCTCGAATAAAGTTATAATTTCTTTCTTTAATTCCATGACTTTATTATAACAGAATACTTGACATGGTATAATTGTTACATGATTAAAGATTACGGTAATGGAATAGTTAACACCCTGGCCTTCGTATCATACGAGGACTCCATGGAGATCAGTGCCTGGATAGATAATAATATAGATAACTTCTTAATCTATGAATTCCAAAACAATCCAGACAGGCATGCCATTAGATTTGGTAAAGATCAAATATTCTGGGATACGTCTCCTCACGACATACGTGGGGTAGAGGATATCGAAAAAACATGTAGACCATACTTCAAGAAGGTAACTGAGCATCTTAAAAAGCTGTACAACGATGACTCAGATCTCTTCATCAACTCCTTCTGGCTAGCTAAGCAAGACGCTGGTGGCTTTGTAGGACCTCATCATGACTCTCACTCTGGAATGAACCCACAGTTTAAGTACAGTGTGATCTGCTATCTTAATGCAAACCCAACAGATGGAGAGTTGGAGTTTGTAAGCTTAGGGTTTGGGATTAAGCCACCTGCTGGCTCAATGGTTAGCTTCCCATCACAGGGGGAAAACCTAGACCATGAGGTAAAGGCCATAAGTCAGGAGAGGTACTCTATGCTATTCTGGGTTACTGATAACCCTGACTACGAAGTTAAGTGGCACAGCGATGAGTGCCCATCGTAACCATCAGTTCCTGGTGATCAATGCCTTAAAGTTTTATTAAACATTTTTTGTAAAAGTGATGAATTGAGAGCATATCTCATTATAATCGTGTTATAATTAATCTTATGAACTACAACACTCACCCATGCCCTGTCTGTTCAAAAGATATGGCTCCAGTAATCTATGGATTCCCTACCACTCACATGGTTGAGATGGCTCAGCAAGACATCATCGCTCTTGGAGGAACAAAGATGGACAAAGAAAACCCCACACACTATTGTTATAGCTGTGGGGATCCTTACCGTATCTAATTATAGATAACGGATTTCGTCTATGTATTTAGCAGACAGTGCTATCTTTATCATATTATCTGCATAGCTGCCAGTCTTTGGAGGTGCAGAAAAATACACAACGTAATAAGTATTAGGATCAACAGCCTTTAGTATTGCTCCATTGGCTACAGCCTTCTTTACGTTATCGGTTCTTTCCGCTCCTGGTCTTTTCTTGCCACCAGACCTACCACCCTTAGCCTCAACAAACTCAGTGCGTACCTTGTTATCCGCAACAAAATCAACTTCAACTCCCGTTTCAGGGATTTCATAGTTTCTGGCTGTAATCTTAGAGGTCTTTGATAGGTGCTGCTCAACAATCGCTTCAAATTCATCTCCAGCTCGTTTAGACTCTGCTTGAAAGTTCAATCTACTCCTTGTTCGCATTTGCTCTGGTATAGCCAGAGATGTATCCTGAACGCCATGCAACCATTTCCTCTTCGGTAATGTTTTCACGTTCCCCAGAAGATAAGTAAAGGTTAACATCTTCGTTAACAGCCTTAACTAGGTCTGCCTTGCTTGATTCCTTATCCAAGGTCAATTCCCATCGTTCGGTTTACTCCAGATATGTACCCAGCCTGCCAAGCTTCCAAGGTTTCTTGGGTAGTGTTACGTCCAGCAGTAGCTAAGAACTTTTGCAAGTCTTCGATAGCAGCCTCAGTAACCTTCAGTTTCTCTGATTCTGTATTATTAATTTCATCCATAGTAGATATTTTACCACTAGTCCTGGGGATTGTCAAGAGCTTTATCTAAAAGGTAAGTCCTTCTAATTTGATCCAAGATCTCTTGTCCAGATACTTCAATGGTAAATGGTAAGCCATCATAATCCTCTATAGTCACTTTGTATATGTTGTCAGGAGATAGCAGGTATCTAAAGTTATTGTTCATTGACATAGTATAGCACTTTTGCTATAATATAGATATGAAAAGTAAAAGAACGCTACAGTCCCAGGAGTGGGAATTCCACAAGGCAGAGAACACGGCCAACAAGGGTGTTGGATTCTTGCTAATATCCTGTGTGGTATGGCTACCAGCACTCATTCTATTTGTAATGATGTCAGGAGGCTGAGATGTCTCACTTTGATGCTCATGACTTAAAGAAAGCTTACGAAGCTGGAGTCTTAGACGAAAGACTAAGAATCATACGGGCTTTAAGAAAGGACCTAGGCAATACATCTGAGGTCAACAAGTTGGTAGCAGAGGATACCCAAGACTCAACTGTTCAGTATCTTGACATAGGTGAGCTATGATGAATTGGGAAGAGGGCTTCCAGGTAGGCGTATTGGCAGGCATGAAAGCTGAGCGACAAAGGATCATCGAAGCCCTTAAATCGGAGGCAGCCAACAGGTCAATCATGGAAGCCCTAGCCTACCCATACTTAGCGGAAGAGCTAGAAGCTACAATCATGAGAGACCAGGAAGACTAAAAGGAGAGAGATGAGTTTCCTATTTATAGGACTAGACGGAGAGATGTCCTCCAGTGAGCTAGCTGAAGGTGGCAAGCTTATTCAGATTGGCCTATCCACCGAGGACGGGTATCAAATCTCCATGAATATGAATCCAGGTGAGTGCCAGTGGTCAGAACGTGCTTTTGAGGTTCACGGCATCACACTAGAGTCTCTACAAAGTGCGCCTTTGCCAGATGAGGTTGACAGCCAAGTTTACGATTGGTTGATTGCAGTAGGAGTCGATACTAACAGCAGGGGTAAAACTATCCCTGTCGGGTTTAACGTTGGCGCATTTGACATGCCCTTTGTGAAGGACTCTCTACCTAAAAGCTA